TACTTAACATGTGAGTTTAGCTAAGAACGTCAGAGTTACAGCAAATGTGCGATGCTTACTCCGGCAAAACCGAGTTACGCAGCGCGACCTTGCTGCCGCTCTCGGTATGCATGAGCAGACCTTTTCCAACAAAATGTGCGGCACGCGACCGTTCACCTTACGCGACTTGACCCGCATTGCTGATTTCTTCGATGTGAGCGTCGATTTCCTTCTTGGTCGTTCCGACTACGCGAAGCCTTTGGAGGTTGCGTAATGTTTGTCGCACAGAAGAAACCAAATGGGTGGACGCTGTTCTTCGCGTTCGGCGAGATTGCCTGTGGACTGTGGGCATTTGTAGCCGGCTTGCTGGCCTCGGAGACATGGCAAATTCTTTTTGGTCTTGCCATGGTATCGGTCGCCCAGCAGACCGCCGCATCCTACTTTTTCAGGCTTGGACTATTCGAAAATTACCGGCTTTTCCTTAACCCTGGGTTATCTGGAGAACAAGCTGAGCGGCCGAAAGAATGTTCGGCAAAGCGAGACCGAGGAACGCTTGCATGAACGGGCCGGCCTTTTCTTCCTTGAATTTTTGCCATCGGGATTTATCCCGTGTCTGCGTTTCCGCCATGAAAACCGCCGCAAAGAGACGATTCAGAGCATCGGCCAAAACGAAGTCACCAGTCATCTCGTATTTATCCAATACCGACTGGATTTCGACAACGAGCGAGGCAACGTATTCCCTGAGTTCCAACGGCAAGGTGCGGTCGTTTTTGACAGTCTCCGCGAACTCTTGCGCAAACGTTCTGGCGGATTCTCGTTGTGTTTCCGAGAACGTTGATACGGAGAATGGATTCGTCTTGCGCATTTGGGCTAAGGCTATTTGCGCGCCAAGCGACAGCACTTGCTGGTCCGCGATGCCGCCTGCATTGAAATTGTTGTTCTGCACGCGCAGGAATGACCGGAATATCTTTTCCCATATTTCCGGGAACGCCCGACGAATCATGGGCATGGCGCTGTCCCCGCCGGCTTCAAGCATTGCGGCTTGGCGCTCAATTTCCGCCATGGCTGCCGATGAATCACGCGCCGTGAACGTCTGCCCATTATCTCGTTCTGCTGCTTCGAATAGTTGCAGCAGGTATTGCGCAGGATTGTTCATTGATTCTTCCTTCCTCTTCCTTCTTCGGCTTGTTTGTGTGGTGCTTTCAAGCTTAAGGCGGGGGAAGGAACCTAAACGTAAACCCTCTGCTTGCAAAGCAGATGCACCGATGGAGGTGGGGCGATGAGTCAGGAGTTGCAGATTGTTGTGGCCGATTCCAGCGACGGCAGGGGTTGCTTGGCTGATTTCCCGGATTATTTCGGTCCGGGTGTCGGTCTGAGCATGCGGGTTTCCCGCGCCGACCTTCTGGCTTGGCGGAAAGTGATCGATGAGGCTTTGGAAAGGGCTGACAATGTCGGTGTTTGACCCGGAATCGAGCAGCAACCGTTTCAATGCGGAGTTTAGGCTGACCGGTGATGCGGGGAGTCCGTATGAGTTCGGTATTCGTTTCAGTGTGGATGGTGATTATTTCGCGGTTGGTGGCATGTCGATGGGTGACATGGTGCGTATCAACCGCGAGTTCGCCAGGGTTATCAGGGAGGCGAAGCATGCACGGGTTGTATAAATGCGTTCTCACGTTCTGTGCGGTGTTCGTGGGTTTGATTCTGGCCGTCATGGGTCTGTGGGCATTGGTCGGCGTCACCTGCCTGTGTGCGGGCATGGTGCTGGCCGACGTGCCGGAGCGCGTGTCCACCCGTCTGAATCGAGGCGATCGTGAGGGTGCTTAGGAAGTGCTGCCAGGCGTTGGTGCTGGTCGTGGCGTCGCCGTTGCTGTTGGTTGGCTTCGGGGTGTGTCTCGCGGCCGTGAATCTTGGCGACTGGCTGAAGGAGGAATGATGCCGAACGGTGAGCTGGGTTATGTGTTCAAGAGCGCGGTGACCGCGAACGGGTGTCTGATGCTGTGCATCACGCCGCACGCGCGGCGTCGCGACTTCCACAGCAAGGTGTACGTGCTCACGGCCGACGAGGTGCGCGCGTTGATCGAGGCGCTGGCTGTATTGCCGGACGGGCCCGAGTAGTTCTAGGTATCTTTAGACGCCTCTAGGCGTTCGTATGCGTGCCCGACGCTATCGGGTCACTGAGAATGGAATGGCTGTGATGGCGCGTATGGCTACGCCTAGCCCTACCTATGCCCGCTGTGGTGGCGGGGAGGCCGGCCGCATTGCAACTGCGGTACTTGTGAGACTAAGAGGTTGCCACCGACCCTATCCAGCCGCTGGTAAAGGCGGAATCGGGCAGCATCACCACACGCTTGTGTGGGGCTGGATTTGGGGACCATTCCCGGCAGGCTTCGGCCTGCTCTTGCAATCGACGGCCGACCGACCGAAAGCGAGACCCACTTGAGGATTCTCGGCCGAGATTTCGCGTTGCGCGTCTCGGCCGAGAATCTTCGGGTCTTGACCTCTCCAGCCTCACTCCCAAAAGGGACATGAGAAACCAACGTAAGGGGATTACGGATTATGAGCAGAGCAACGTTCGAGATGAATCTGAAGGACGCGGGTATCCGACTGCTTCCGAAGCTCAACGAGTTCATCCAGTCGAGGAAGACCACGGAATCGTTTCTGGTGACCATCGAGCAGATCGCGCGTTGGGCCGGATTGACCAGGCGTAACGGGCGCATCGACGACAACCAGGCGTTCCATATGATGCAGTTGGCGCAATGCCCCGTCTCGAAGACCCGCAAGTACGGGATGCGCTGCTGGGATGCGCGCGAGGCCATGCAGGCGTTGGCCCGGTGGACCGGCTCGTGGGCTTGGGTGGTGGACTGATGGCACGCACGAAACCGAGCCTTGCCGAGGCGTTGAGCCCGTGGAGCGCTCCGCATGATGCGGCCGACCTGTTGGAGGGCTTCCGGCTCTCCATCGTTGCGTTGGCCGAGGAACAGCACACCGGGTTGCCGGATTCGATGCGCGTACTGAACGCCCTGCGTCTGTGCAAGGGCACCGAACTGGCCGCGTTGGGAGGCGACTGGCCGGCAATGGGAGTGCGGCGCGTCGGCGGCGCGTGGACGCTGGACGCACGCCAGTTCGACCTGTGGGCGCAGGGGCAGATATCGGTGTTCCGGCGCAAGGCCGCGCAGTCTGGCCAGACGGCCCCATCGCAGGCATCGATGCAATCGAAGTTGAATCTGTTCTAGGGGGTTGGATGAATCCGAGGGCGAAGCTCACCGTCAGCCAGGCCGCAAGGTACCTGCATGTGTCGCGGCGCACGATGCAGCGAATGCGGGACCAGGGCACGGGGCCGGCGTACTTCCGAAGCGGCGAGGCCCCTAACAGCCCGATTCTGTACGAGCTGGCCGACCTTGACATGTGGCTCGCCGCACGGAAGGAGAGATGACCATGGGCAGAAGGCAGGTCATCGACCCGCGCGTGCGCGCCGAGGTCATCGCCACATACGGCAACACCTGTTGGCTGGGATTGCCGGGATGCACCGTGGTGGGCGAGGAGGACGACCACATCGTGCCCCACTCGCACGGGGGCAAAGCGACCGTGGCCAACATCCGCCGAGCCTGCAAGCACTGCAACGCCAGCCGCCAGGACCGCGTGCTGTACGGTTACGGCGCACGCCTGCACATGATCGTGTGCCCACCGGGTTGCGACGCAGTGGCGTTGGACTACATCACCGAACACTCGCGCAGTGTCGACCCTGTGGTGGCGTACTCGTATCTGGCCGACGCTATGGGCGTGGCCGCGCACGAGTCGCGCGCCGAGCGCGTGGCCGTGGGCATGGCGTGGAGCGCCGCGTACCGCAGCTTCACCACATGCGCGGAACCGTTGGACGTGTGGTGCGTGCGCTCGTTCCCGTCCAGCCGCCGGCACCCGCGGATGCTGGACGAGTGGCTGGCACTGGACTACGACATACACGTGATGGATATGGACTACGCCGAGGCATGGGACCATGCGGTCACCGAGGACGAGCGCGTGCTGGTGCGTCGATGGTACTCGCTGCATCTCTCGCAGGCGCTGGTGGATGCAAGGCAGGCCGCCCGGCGGGCCCGTCTCACGGCCTTGGGCCTTCGCTCCGACGCAGCCAGCGTCGCGTCGCGGCCTGAGTGGTGAACGCGGGTTCTTAAACTCGCCGGCCTCGACCAAGACCCCGCGCCCAGTTTTTTCTCCCCCCAACCCAAGAATAAAAAAGCCGGAAAACGTTGGAATATCAACGTTTTCCGGGTATCGCTCTTCAAAAACACAAGATACACCTTTTCTATGATTGGAGCAAACCACGCATGATGCTCGACGGATTCGACGAGGACACCGGCCGGAACATCGGCCCGCAGGAGCAGGCCACGCGCCGCATCGTCAAGGACTTGGAGGACTCGCACCCGGAATACGACCCCATCCGCGATGGTCTTTGCCAGGCCATGCTCTCCCTCGCGGCCAACATCGACAGCCAGAACCGGGCGGGCCGTGAAATCAGCCGCAACATGGCGCAGTACATCGACGCCCTGTGGAAGATTCGCGACATGTATCCCGCCGAGGTCGTCGCGGACGACGACGTGGAGGCCGCATGGTCGGGAGGTGCCGGCGATGCTGATTAGGGGCGGCACCCGGCGCGACGAGACGCGCAGGACGTTGGGGCCGCGATTGGCGGGCATCGCGGCCATGATGGGCACGCCGCTGATCCCGTGGCAACGCTACGTGGCCGACGTGGCCTGCGAGCTCGACGAAGACACCGGCACCTTCCATTACGACACCATCGTGATCAGCACGCCGCGCCAGTGCGGCAAGAGCGCGCTGGTGGACTCGTCGGACACGTTCAACGCATCACTTGGCCGCCGCCGGCGCATTGCCTACGCGGCGCAGACCGGCAAGGACGCCGAGGACCATTTCAAGGAGTACGCCGAACTGATGCAGGGCACGCGCCTGATGCAGAAGGTCCGTAAGTTCCGGTTCTCCAACGGCGGCATGAGCGTGAGCTTCACGAACGGCAGCACGATAAGCCCTATGGCCATGACCAAGATAGCCGGCCACGGCAAGCAGATGGACAAGGTCACCATCGACGAGGCGTTCTCGCTGACGAAAGAGTCCGGGGACACCATCATGGACGCCATCATCCCGACCATGAACACTCGTCTGATGCGCACAGGGGTGGCCGCGCAACGGTGGATAACCTCGACCGAGGGCAACGCCGACAGCACCTATTTCAACCCGCTGCTGGACGGTTTGCGCGCCGGGGACGTGCCCGAACGCACCTGCTGGTTCGATTTCGGGATACCCGAGGACGCCGACCCCGAGGACCTGGACGTGGTCATGCGCTACCATCCCGCCGCCGGCTACCTGTGGTACAAGCCCCAGTTGCGCGACTTCCGCGAGGGGTTCGGCGACAACGTGGCCGGTTGGGCGCGCGCGTTCGGCAACAGGCGCGACACCGGCGTTTCCGACAGGGTGATAGCGGCCGACCTATGGGAGACCACCGCCGTCGCGCCGATCAAGCCCGCCGAGCTCGACGGCCGGCCCATCGTGTTCGCGGCCGCCGTGGACGTGGACGCCACCAACACCAGCGTGAGCGTCGGCATCGTCAACCAGGACGGCACCGTCACCACCCAACTGCTCAAGGTGCTGGCCGGCACCGGCAACGCCCCCGACGAGATAACCCGTTTGTGCACCGACTACGCGGCACCGCTCGTGATGGACACGCGCGGCCCCAACGCCGACCTGCGCGACCGGCTCGCATCGCTCACCGACAGCTACGGCGACCCGCTCGTGAGGTTCGTGGAACTCTCCGCCGCCGACTACCTCGCGGTCGGCCAGGCCTACGTTTCCGGCTTGCAGAACCACACCGTGACCCACGCGCTCGACACGGAACTGGACATGAGCGTGGCCAAAAGCGCGCGCACGTGGAGCGGCGACGCATGGCGCATCACCCGCCGTGGCTCCACCGGCCTCACGTCGCCGTTCGAAAGCTGCATGTTGGCCGCATGGGGAGCGACCCACCAGCCCGAGGAGACCACGCCGTTCATAGTCTGATGGCGCTGCTTGGCTTCGCTTGGCTTCGCTTGGCTTCGCTTGGCTTCACGGTGCTGGACGGCCCGCCGCCTTCGGCCCCATTCTTGTGGGCATGAACGAACGACTTGGATTCTGGCGCAGGCTCAAGCTCGCGGGCGGCATCGTCACCCGTGGCGCGGCCGCGCTCGACGACGTGCCCGACGGCATCCTGCCCCCGGCCCGCCGCGCGGAATGCGACCCGCTCACCCTGTCCACCGTGTTCCGTGGCGTGCAGGTGCTGCAGACAGCCATCACCGGCCTGCCGATCAACGAGACCCGCAACGGCATCAAGCTCGATACCGTCAGCGCGCTCGTCCAGCGCCCCGACATCAACCGTTCACGCCGTGACTTCCTCGCCGACATAGTGGCCTCGATGGTCCTCGACGGCAACGCCTTCATCCGCCTGGTGAGATACGGCGGCGAGATCGTGACCTGCGAGGTGCTGCCCCCGCAGCTCGTGACCGTCAGCGACGACGGCCACGACCCCGCGAGCCCGCGCCTGCGCTACGGCTATCTCGGCCGCGACTACACGCCCGACGACATCGTGCACTGCAAGTTCCTCAACGTGCCCGGACGGCTCAGGGGCTTGGGACCCATCGGCGCGGCCCGCGAAGAGGTCGAGTCCGCGCAAATGGCCCGCGACTACAAGGCCAAGTTCTACACCGATTCCAGCAACATCAAGGGCTATGTGACCACCGAGCAGAAGGTCAGCCTTCCCACGTTGAAGGCGTTGAAGGACGACTGGGGCAAGGACGGCCAGGCCGGCCAGGTGCGTTTCGTCTCCGATGGCCTGAAATACGTGCCCTTGGACCTCAAGCCCGCCGATTTGCAGTTTCTGGAGACCCAGAAGTTCGACACGACCCAGATCGCGCGGTTGTTGGGCATTCCCGCGTCCATCATGCTCGCGGCCGTCGATGGCAGCAACCTGACCTATCAGAACATCGAACAAAGCTGGATCGAGTTCGCGGACTACACGCTGGCCGCCTACGCGGGCGAGATCGAGGAACTGTTCAACCGTCTTCTGCCGCGCGGCCGCGAGGCGCGGTTCGACTGGGATTCGAGCGGCCGCACGAACACCAGCGAACGGTACGCGGCCTACGCCAGCGCTTTGGAACACCAGTGGATGACCGTGGACGAGGTGCGCGCCGACCGGGGACTGCCCCCGTTGGCATCCACGCCGGAACCAGTGAAGGAGAACCAGCAATGAACGACAGACTGATGGAACGGCGCACGCTCGACGTGCGCGGCATCCAGGTAAGGGACGCGGAAGACGGGGACGGCAGCATCCTGACCGGCATCGCCGTGCCGTTCAACACCAGGTACGCCCTATGGGGCGACTACGCCGAGGTGTTCGACCCGGACACCGACTTCGGCTCGCGCGACAGCGTGAAAATCAGCCGGCAGCACGGCGAGCTCATCGGCCGCGTCACCAGCATGGACGCCGAGGCGGACGGCCTGCACATCACCGCGAAGCTCGCCGGCACCCAGGCCGCGCGCGAGGCCATCCAACTCGTGCGCGAAGGCGTCTACGACGGGTTCAGCGTCGGCTTCATCCCCGTGGACAACCGCAACGTGGCCGCCGACGACGGCGTCACCGAGGTGCATCGACGCAAGGTCGATCTGTTCGAGGTGGCCGTCACCGGCATCCCCGCGTATCCGAACGCGGTCATCACCGGCCAGCGCGAACAAGCCCACGAAAACATGTCCGAAACCGGAAACAACCAAACCGACAACCAGAAGGAGAACCACATGGACGAGGAACTGCGCGCCATGCTCGACGGCATCCAGGAGGAACAGCGTGGCATGAAGGCCGCGCTGGCCAAGGGCACGGCACCCGAACGCAAGACGATGGGCGGCGAATACCGCAACGCGGGCGAATACCTGCGCGCCCTCGTGGACGGCGACGAAGCGGCCGTGAACCTGTACCGCGAAGGCCGCGACCTGATCGTGACCGGCAACACCGGCAACACCAGCACCTGGATCGCGGACGACCTGCGACTGATCGAACAGCGCCGCAAGGTCATGGGCATCCTCACCCACGACAGCCTGCCCTCCACCGGCATGAGCATGGAATACAACGTCGTGGAGACCGACACCACCAACGTCACGGCGCAGGCCAAGGAAGGCGACACGCTCGCGTTCGGCAAGGTGTCGTTCGGCACGAAGGTGACCACCGTGGGCACCTACGGCGGCTACACCACCCTGTCGCGCCAGACCATCGAACGCTCGACCACGCCCATGCTCAACACCGCGCTGAAGGCCCTGCGCAACGCCTACGCGAAAGCCACCGAGAACAAGGTCCGCCAGTTCCTCTACGACACCATCGCCACCCAGCGCGACGCGGCCACCGACCCCAACAAACTCGACGCGCCCGCCGCATTGAACGCCATGACCATCGACCAGTGGGCCGGCCTCATCATCGACGCCGCCGAACTCGCCGACGACCGCAACGTCAACCTGACCCGCCTCGGCGTCAGCAAGGACGTGATGAAGGCGCTCGTGGCCCTCAAGGACTCCGGCAGCCGCTTCTTCGACCTGAGCGGCGACGGCAGCGACACGCTGGGCGACTTCGACCTGACCGGCATCGCCGGCCGCTTCCTGCGCCTGCCCGTGCAGATGCTGCCCGCCGCGCCGGCCGGCACCGCCTGCTTCATCGACCCCGAGGCCGTGACCGTCTGGGAATCCGGCGGCCCCACCCAACTGTCCGCCACCGACCCGACCAAGCTCACCGACAGCTACAGCGTGTACGGCTACCTCGCCGTCGCCGCCACCCTGCCCACGGGCCTGATCCCCATCAAGTTCGCGGCCTGACCATGACGGACGAGACAAGCGAACTCGTGGCCCTGCTGCGCGACGAGGTGAACATGCCCGCCGGCGACAACGAACGCCTGACCGCGAAGATACGGACCGCGACCACCTACGTGGACGCCGCCATCGCCGGCCAGACATGCCCCGCCGACGTGCGCCGCGACTGCATCGTGTCGTGCGCCGCCGACCTCTACAACTCGCGTGACGCGCGGTTCGGCGTGATGAGCGTCGCCGATTCGACGCTCGAACCGTTCCGCGTGTCCACCGACCCGCTGCGCAGCGTGTACCCCAAACTCAACGCCGTGGGCGTCATGGCCGGCAGTCTGGCGGTGGCATGATGAGCAGCCTCGTCATCCAGGAACGCGACGCGCTCACCCGCCTGCTCGAAGACTGCCTGGGCGACCTCGTGCAGATCGTCACGGCAGACGAGCAGAAGGCCCGCCCCCTGCCGAACAAGGTGGCCGTCTTCATCGAACCGCCCGAACTCACCTACAAGAAATGGGGCAACGAGCCCGACATCACGTGGAGGCTCGACATAATCGCCGGCACCATGGCCACTCAGGCCCCCGCGTTGGAACTCGTCATGCGGGCCATCGGCCTCATGGCCGAACACGAGCTCAACATCCAGGCGGCACGGCCCGTGACCCTCAGCCTCTCCGGCGCGGGGGACCTCGCCGCCTACCAGCTCACACTCAACCCATTGGAAATCATCTGAAAGGAACCATCATGGCAAGCAAGGTGCGCACACTCGGCCCCGGCTCGTTCAACATCACCGACGAGAAGAACGGCCGCGACTTCAGCGCCGACCTGACCAAGGCGCAGCTCAACCCCAGCAATTCCAGCGACGACCCCACCACCTATCTGGACGGATCGCAGGAGGCCAACACATCCACCACATGGACGATGGAAGGCACCATCGGCGACGACTTCAGCGCCGAGGGCCTGAGCGTGTGGTGCTTCGACCACGCTAACGAGACCCTGCCGTTCGAGTTCGTACCCAACAAGACCGGGGCCATCAAATGGACCGGCGACGTGACCGTGACCCCCGTGGCCGTCGGCGGCGACGTGAAATCGAAGAACACCAACGACTTCAGCTTCCCCGTCACGAACCTCAAGCACACCACCTACACGGCCCCGGCCAGCGCATGAACACCGGCAAGGCCCTTATGGTCGTCGGCCAGAAACGGTTCGTACAGACCATGCGCAAGGCCGGCGCCGACCTGGACGAACTCAAGGGCGTGAACCGCGAAGCGGCCGAAATCGCCCTCCCCGCCGTGCAGGCCCTCGCCCCCGTCGGCAAGACCGGCAGACTCTCGAAATCACTGCGCGCCGGCGCGACCAAAAAGGCCGGCGTGATCCGCGCGGGCCGCAAGGCCGTGCCCTACGCCGGCCCCGTCAACTACGGGTGGCCCGGCCACCACATCAAACCACGCCTGTACGTGAACAACGGCGTGGCCCGAAGCGAAAACGCCTGGATGAAACCATACGAGGCGTTCGTGGAGAAAACCATGAAACAAGTCAAAGGAGCATAAGCCATGTTGAAGAAGACCGCGACCATCTGCTATCAGGACGGCCACGAGGACACCGTGATCCTCACCGCCCGCGCCCAATGCCAGGCCGAGGAACACGCCCAGACCAACGGGTGGGGGCCCGTGGAGAACTGCAAAATCCGGTTCGTCTACTACTTCGCCTACACCGCCGCACGCCAGCAGGGCAAGACCAAACTCCCCTACGAACAGTGGCTTGACAGCATCATCGACGTGGTGATCAACACGCCCGACGACACGGAGGACGCGCAGCTGGACCCTACGAACTAGCCGCGTGGCCCGACGATTCGCTCGGCCGACTCAGCTTCATCCTCGCCCGCCGCTTCGGCGGCACCCCGTGGCAATGGAGGAACGAGGCCAGCGAACTCGACTGGGGCACCGGCATACGCCTGCTGACAGAGGAAATGGAACGAGCCGAAAAGGAGGTGGACAATGGCGGGGCATAGCGCCATCATGTCCGTGCGCATCACGGGCAACGCGAACGACGCCGTGAAGGCGTTCGAGAAGGCGACCGGCAAGGCCGCCGCGTTCGGCAGCTTCATGGGCGGCGCGGCATTGAAGGGCGTGACCGCCCTGTGGGACACGCTCCGGAACTTCAGCGGCGCGGTCGTAGAGATGAGCGACTCGACCGACAAGTTCAAGAACACCATGAGCTTCGCAGGCCTCGACACCAGCGCCGTGGAGGCCGCCACCAAGGCCACCCGCAAATACGCGGACGACACCGTGTACGACCTCACCACGATCCAGAACACCACCGCCCAGCTCGCCGCAAACGGCATCGGCAACTACACCGAACTGACCGAAGCCGCCGGCAACCTCAACGCCGTGGCCGGCGGCAACTCCGACACATTCAAAAGCGTCGCCATGATGCTCACCCAGACCGCCGGAGCCGGAAAGCTGACGACGGAGAACTGGAACCAGCTGGCCGACGCCATCCCCGGCGCTTCGGGCAAGCTCCAGGAGGCCATGCTCGCCAACGGCGCGTACACCGGCAACTTCAGGGACGCGATGGCCAAGGGCGAAATCACCGCCGACGAGTTCAACCAGGCGCTGATCCAGCTCGGCATGAGCGACGTGGCCAAGGAGGCCGCCACCAGCACCAAGACCATCGAAGGCGCGATGGGCAACCTCGAAGCGTCCGTGGTCGGCGGCCTCACCGACGCCTTCGACCTCGTGAAACCGGCCGTGACCTCCGCCATGGGCGTCGCCGCCGAGAAGATCACGGCGTTCAGCGGCAAGGCCACAACCGGCCTGAAAGGCGTGATGACCCTCGTCAGGGACGGCAACTTCAGCGCGGAACTGCGCGAGGCGTTCAACATCGAGGAAGACAGCCCGATAACCGACTTCCTGCTCACCGTGCGCGACACCGCCGCCAACACGTTCGACACCGCGAAAACCGCCGTGACGGACTTCATGACCGCGTTCAACGACACAGGCCCGGTGCAGACCGCCAGCGACATCTTCGGCTACGTGTGGGAGACCTGCAAAAGCCTCGCCGGAGCCGCCGGCGACGTGCTCGCCCAGTTCGCGCCGCTCACCGACTCGTTCGGCGGCGCGTCCGCCGCCGGCACCGCGCTGGGCGACGCCTTCAACGGCGCGGCCGGCATCGTGGGCGACGTGGCCGACAAACTCACCGCGTTCTCCGACTGGGTGAGCGCGAACGCGGAACCCATCAGCGCCGCCCTGGTCGGCATCGGCACCGGCTTCGCCGTGTTCAAAGTCGCAGGCGTCATCACCGCCGTATCCTCCGCATTGCAGGGGTTCAGCATCGCCAACACGGCCGCATCCGTGGCCCAATGGGCGCTCAACGCGGCCATGAACGCCAACCCCATCGTGCTGATCATCACGCTCATAGCCGCCCTGGTGGCCGGACTGGTCTACTTCTTCACCCAGACCGAAAGCGGCCGGCAGATATGGAGCAACTTCACCAGCTTCATCGGCTCGTGCGTGAACAACATCATCGGATTCTTCCAATCACTGCCCGGCAGGATAGGCGCGTTCTTCTCCAGCGCCGCCCAGTTCGCGCAGAACACGTGGAACAACGTGGTCAGCTGGTTCAGCGGACTGCCCGGCCGCATCCTGTCCGCCATCGGCAACGTGGGCAGCCTGCTGTACAACGCCGGAAAGAACATCATCGACGGTTTCCTCAACGGCCTGAAGGCCGCATGGGACAACGTGACCGGGTTCATCGGAGGCATCGCCGACTGGATCGCGGAACACAAAGGCCCCGCCGCATACGACAAGGCGCTGCTCATCAGAAACGGCCGCCTCATCATGCAGGGCCTCGCCAAGGGCCTCGGCCTCGGCTTCGACCAGGACGTGACCCGCGCCATCACCCGCGTCAACGGCCGCCTGTCCGCCATGTCATTCGACATGCCCGGCACCAACGGCACCGCAACCGCGCAACCCATGACCGTGAGCATCGTCATCAACGGCGTGCTGGACGGCGAGGACGCGGCCCGCAAACTCAAGAAGATCCTCCGCGACTACGACAGAAAGCGGGCATGAGATAGATGCAGAAACCATTCATGTTCATCGACTGGGGCGACGGCTGGAAAAGCCTCAACGACCCCTTGCAGGACATCGCCGTGCTCGCCCAGTTCAGCGTGCAATGGGGCGTGGAGACCGCCGACGAGCAACCCGACCCCAGCGTGATGAGCTTCACCCTGCGCGACCTCAGGGGATGGCTCACCGGCCGCGCGCTCACCCTCGCCGGCGCACGCATCCTCGTGCAGATCAGCGAACAACCCACCTGGGCGATGCTCACGGACGCGATGGGCACATGGAAGGTACAAAGGATGCCGTTGAACCGGCTGCACTCCGCATACGCGCCACCCATCCCCAGCAATCCCGACAGCACCGCCATAACTCTGTTCGACGGCATCGTCAGCAACGGGGGCACAGCGACCGCACACAAAACCGGGTGGAAACTCAAGCTCACCGCGTCCAGCCGCCTGCTGCTCTGGAAACGCCTGGCCAAACAAGGCCCCACATCCACCGACGTGAGATGGGCCGGCCAACACTGGGTCACCACCACCATCGCCGCCCGGCTCGCGGAACTCAACACGCGCGCACGAGAAGTCAACGCGCCAGAAGCCGACGCGGCCGGACTGGAAACCACCGGCACCCCCGCATCCTACGACACGACCGACTACCCGACACAACTCGACCTGCTGCACCGCCTCTACGCCCACCACCCCCACATGCCCCTGTGGTATGAGGTGCCGCACAAGGACGCGAGCGTGATCGAATACACGCCATTGAACCGGCCCGTGACCATGGGCGCGTCCACAGACGGCACCCTGACCATCACCGACCAGGGCACCGTCACCCCCGCCATACCAGCGCCTCTGGTGGAAACCGACGACGACTTCACCCTGACCGTCCCCGAACCCCTGACCCAGATCACACTCAAGGCGAAGAAGGCCACAGCCGACGACGACGGCGTGCTCTCGTTCGAGGACGACGAAACCCAAATGGGAGACCGTGGGCTTCTGCCCGAGAACCTGACGGCCACCCAGTCGAGCTTCACCCTGGAAAGCGACATCGCCACCCAGGATGACACAGGCGGCATCCTCGGGCGCGCCAACGGCACCATTTGGACGCCAAGCGAACAGAACCGCATCGCCGCCGCCCGTTGGCTCGAAACCATCGACCGCCGACTCACACCCGAAACCATCGTGTTCGACGGCCGCAAAATCGACCCCGCCGACCGTCCTGAACTATACAGAACCTCGCCGCCCGGCGTGTTCACCCTGCAAGGCGCACGAAGCGGCACACTGGCTGACGACACCAGCCGGCCGGCCACCGGCGGCGCATACACGGCCATCGGCGGCACCCTGACCTTCGAATGGGCCGACCAGACGCCGGTACTGCGCAACGAAGTCACCCTGTGGCCCATCCCGCTCGACACCGACCACCAAGCCACATGGGCCGACATGCAGGCATGGCCGCCCACATGGGCGCAAACCGCCATGAGCCTCGCCGAACTCGGACTGGTCAGCGCATACGACCAGCCCGCCATCATCGACCAACCAAACTGGGAAGGAGCCCAACCATGAAAACCACACCGATCTACGGAATCCCCTACCTCGACGGCAGCGACCTCGTAAGCGGCGCGCCCGAACAATTCGCCAAAATGGCCAACGGCGTGGAAACCGCGCTCAACGAGGTGGACAACCGCAACACCCCCGAAGGCGTGAAACCCGTCATCGCCACCACCTTGGAAACATTGGCCGGCATCACCGGCGTGACCGGCCAGACCGGATACGTCACCGCCGACCCCGCCGAAGTCAACAATGGACCGTACTGCTGGACCGGCAGCGCGTGGGCGCGCATCGCGACGATCTCCGACGTGTCCGACGTACTCGCCGAAGATTCCTCAACTGTCATGCTTATTAACAGCACCTATGGCACCGTCAAGGGATACAGGCGCGGCAAGCTCGCCACACTGCGAATCGACTGGAAAAGCTCGGCCAGCGGATCGTGGAACAAAGGCGACTTCGGAACGCTCCCCGAAGGATGGCGGCCGCTGTTCGACCTCAATTTCAGCTTCGGCGGCCGCGACGGAGCCAACCAGAAAATCATCAACGTCCGTGCCAACGGCACCATGGACTACTCCAACAATGGTGGCACCCAAGGTACTGCCTCTTTCGGCTGCTCGCTGAGCTACGCGATCTCATGACCGAATCGATAATCAGCGCACTCATCGGCACGGGAGGCGTGGCCGTAGGCGCGTGCGTCCAGTTCGTGGCCACATGGGCGAAGACACGCAGCGACAAGGACACCGACGCCAGCCGCCTGCTCATCGAGGCGCAACGCCAACTCGATCAAAGCGCCCGAGACCGCCAGCTCCTGTGGTTGTGGAACAGGGAACTTGTGGACGCGATATGGCGGCGCGCGCCTCCACCGCCACCGCGCGCGCCCGACGGGCTCTTCCAGGACAACGACGACGGAAAGGAATAAGCATGCGATGAGCATCACATGGATAGGCAGCCCCAACCACTACGCGGGGCGAAGGGGATACCGCGTCACACGCATCACCCTTCACATCATGGCCGGCTGGCTCGCCGGCACCGACAACATCTTCCAGCGCGCCTCATACCAGGCATCAAGCACCTACGGCATCGGCGGCAACGGGGAGACCCACCAGTACGTCGCCGAGACGGATGCCGCATGGGCGGACGGCAGTTACACAAGCAACTGCCAGACCATCAGCATCGAGCACCAGGGCGGACTCGACTTCATCCCATGCACCCAGGCATGCCTCGACGCCAGCGCCCGCCTATGCGCGGACATCGCCCGCCGGTACGGGTTCGGCAAGCTGGAACGCGGCAGGAACATATTCCTGCACCGGGACGTGCCTCCCTACGCGCACCCGGCCTGCCCGGACCTGTGCCCGAACGGGCTCAACTGGCGGTACATCATCAACAAAGCAAACCAAATCAACGGATACGGAGACATCGACATGGCAACAGCAGCCGAAATATGGGGATACAACTACAACAAGAGCGCGTTGGGCGGCAACATGTACAACGCCATCAACTACGAACTGCCCGGCCGTATCAGCGACGTGAAGAAAGCCGTCACTGCCTTGCAGGCAACCGTCGCGGCCCAGCAGCGGCAGATCGACAAGCTCACCACGGCGCTCGGCAGCAACCCCGAGGACATCGCCGACAGGACCGCCAAGGCCGTCAGCGACAAAATCGACAAACTCGTCATCACCATGACCGCACAGGAGAAGGACACCGCCAAATGAGCGCCGACATGCAACAGCCCACCAGCGAGCAGATGCTCGCCGCCGAGAACAACACCATCACCACGGACACGAACACACCAGGCGTGGCCGACCACAAAGCCGCCGCGCAGATCGACGCAAGCAAGGGATACACCCCCGTGTTCAGCGAGACCATCCGAACGGTGATCTACGTCGTCGGCCTCGCCGCCGTACTCGCGGGTGGAGGCGTCGCCCTCGCGGGCCACGCCGACATCGGCGAATACATCCTCTTCGCGGGCGGCGTGCTCACCGGCGGTTTCGGCGTCGCCTACAACCCTCTACGCATGGCCGGCAAATAATCTAGCCGGCCAACGTCACCGCGTCCAGGCCGACGCGCAGACGGCTGTCCGGCATCGCCACGTAGATTTGCGTGGTCTCCACGCTGCTATGTCCCAGCAGTTTCGAGACCAGCAGCAGATCGTGCGTGGTCTCGTACATGCGCGTGGCGTACCGGTGGCGCAGCGAGTGCGGCCCCCAACCGTCCGGCAGCAGCCGTGTGAGGTGGCGGGACACATACGATTTTTCGACGTGTCCCCGCCACCGGCCGGGGAACAGCCAACCGGGCGCGGCCGTTATCCGCTTCGCCAGGTCTTCGCTTATGGGCACTATGCGCTGTTTGTCGCCCTTGCCCCGCACTATCAGCGACGGGCCGGCGTCGCCTTCCAGCACGTCGCGCGAGTGGACGGCCGCGATTTCGGACAGTCTCAACCCGGCTTCGGCACCGAGGCGCAGCATGAGCCGTTCCACATCGTTCGCGGCGCACATGGCGGCGTATATGTGCGCGTCGGGGCACGGGCGGGGATGCGGCCGCGTCTTGCGCACCTTCGGCAGCGCGGCGGCCGGATCGTCCGCGCGCCGGCCCGTGGCATGCAGCCACCGGAAAAAACCGACGAGCGTGTTTCGGTAGCCCTTGCGCGTCTCCGCCTTCCATGATTGCGAGGCGGTCCAATGCACTAGATCCTCTGACGTCACGTCATAGGGCGATTTATCCAGGCACCGCGCCGCGTGGCCTATCTTGCACCGCCGCGTGTTGACGGTGTCCTGACTGAGGCCCGCCGCCGTGAGCGATTCGAGCCATAGGGTGATTTCGTCCCGCCACTGAGCAGGGGGCAGCTTTTTGTGCATACTCACGGCCGGCATCCTTGGCGGCCGGCGGCATTACGCCGCTAGGATAAAATCAAATAATCGGGCTTCATGGATTTGAACCGTGGACCTCTGGGCAACAACGTTACCAGAGGTCCACGGTTCAAATCCTAGCCCCGCTACTAATCGGGGTGGCCGTCAGATCATTCATCTGACGGCCTTTTCTCTTGTCCGGACAACATCAAGAGCACAATGGTGTGCCATGCACAGGTCACAGGCAACGCCCCTATGGGCGGAATACATCAACGGCTGGCTCGACTCGCTCAAGGCCGCCGGATACTCCACGGCGACACTGCATACGAGACGATGCCAGATGACGGCCATGGGCAACGCACTCGGCGGATCGCCTCTTGACGTGGGCGGCAACGGACTGGTCGGATACTTCGCCTCCAAGGAATGGAAACCAGAAACGAGGAAGAGCGCGCGTAACGCTACGGTGAGCTTCTTCCGGTGGATCAGAGCGCACGATCTGCGCGACGACGACCCCAGTCAGGAACTGCCGAGCGTACGCAGGCCGCGGGCACATCCACGCCCATGCCCCGACAAGGTCATCCTCTCCGCCCTCTCCAAGGCCAACAACGAGGAGCAGCTGATGTTGCGACTCGGTGCCGAATGCGGATTGAGACGCTCGGAGATCGCCTCGGTGAGTTCCACCGACGTGATGGACGATCTGGTGGGCCGCAGCCTGATAGTCCGAGGCAAGAACGACAAACAGCGTCTGTTGCCCCTACCGGACGATCTGGCCGATCTGATCACCGCGCATCACGGCTATCTGTTCCCCGGCAGATGGCAGGGACACGTCGAAGCCAGCTACATCGGCAAGCACCTGTCCCGGCTCCTTGACGGCTGGACGACGCACAGTTTGCGCCACCGGTACGCCACCCGCGCCTACGAAGCCACCCACGATCTGTTGCTCGTTTCCAAGTTGCTCGGTCACGCGAGCGTGGAGACCACGCAACGCTACGTGGCGATGCCTGACGAACGGCTGCGCGCCGGGCTGGAGGCGGTCTCCCTCGGCGCATGACGCCGCAGAAGCCGTCCAAGGTGACCACCACCCAACCACAGGTCAAGAACCTG